AGGAATTTACCCGCACTTGAAAGAAGATGAAATTGAGCTACTCGGACGACTTAACAGTAAAGACGATCTTAAACGACTGGCTAAAGAGCACGGATGGGATGACAAGCGAATCAAAGCAGACCTATAAGTGCCAGTATTGTGGCAAAGCCTTTGCCAAGGAATCTACGCTAGCAAGTCATGCCTGCGAACAAAAACGTAGAGCACAGCAGCAAAATGAAACTGGCGTGCAGCTGGGCTTTAAAGCATATCTGAGATTCTATCAAACAACACAAGGCGCTGGCAAGATCAAAACATACGAAGACTTTGCAGGTAGTCCCTACTACACAGCATTTGTTAAGTTTGGACGACACCTGGTGGGCATACGTGCAGTAAACCCCACAGTGTTCATTGACTGGTTACTTAAAAACAATAAGAAGTTAGACTACTGGACCAAGGATGCGTTTTATGCAGAGTGGTTAGCAGAGTACATGAAAAAAGAAAACCCGCAAGACGCATTGGAGCGGGCGTTAAAGGAAATGACAAGTTATGCAGAGGATCATCCAGAACTTAAAAACGGCTATAGGGACTATTTCAGATACGCTAATGGTAATAGGATCTGTTATCATATTAGCACCGGTCGTATTAGCCCTTGGGTTGTCTTTAATTGTGAGAGCGGGGTTGCCTTTCTTGATACGCTATCTAATGAACAAGTGGAAATAATTTTGCCTTGGATTGATCCTGATTACTGGCAAAAGAAGTTTAGAGATTATCCAGATGATGTAACTTGGGTTAAATCAATTATGGAAGCAGCAGGACTATGATTTTCAAAAGTGACGTAGACATTGACTTTGGCGATCGCAATCGAGCACTGGCATTGCTAAAGCATACTCCAGCAGCCATTATTCGCGATGGCAAGTTGATCAAGCACAATACAGGTATCTATGTAACTGATGTTCCCGAAGATCCGTTTATGTGTGTAGCAGGCATTGATCACAAAGCAGCCGAAGATCGCGGCTATGCTAAGTTGGACTTTTTGAATGTTTCGTTATATACCCAGATAAAGAGTGAGCAGCACTTACAACAACTGCTGGCCATTGAGCCAGACTGGGCAGCGTTATATGATCCAGACTTTTGTGCCAAGTTAATTCACATTGGGGCACATTACGACACGCTGATTAAAATGCCAGAAGCTGTGAATAGCATCCCACGTATGGCTATGTTTCTAGCATTGATTCGCCCTGCTAAAAGGCATTTGATTGGAAAAACTTGGAAGGAAGTTGCTGCTACAGTTTGGGAACCTGACGCCAATGGAGCATACGCATTTAAACGTTCGCATAGTGTTGCCTACAGCCATTTAGTTGTAGTCCATATGAACCTTTTAGCCGAGCAAGAACGTAATGGCGTGTGATTTTTTGATTTAGTATAAATAAAGATATACTAAGGAGAAATCATGTCACGTAAAGGATGTCCAAATAAAGTTCAATCGGGCATTACCTATCCCCGAAAATGTGAGCATTGCGATTATACGTCAAACAATCCGTCGATGTATCACTATCATAAAAGAGTACATGAGCCTATACCTGAGGGGCAGTTGTGTGATCATGGATGTGGCTGTGCAGCATTATTTCGAGGAACAGGTGGGATATACTCGTGCTCAAAGGTGTCGCACCATTGCCCTGAATATATAAAGCGACATTCAGAACGTGTCACTACTCAGTGGGATGGCGCCTCTGAGAGAAAAGAAAAGACAAGAGAAACCTTCTTCAAACACTGTTGTGGCAACGACGAAGTGCGGGCAAAACAAAAAGCTACTCTCAAGAAAAAATTTGGCAATTTTACTCCCGAGCAGGCTAAAGATTTTAGGCATTATGCACGTCGAGTCAGACAGCGTGCCCAACGTTGGGCTAGAGAAAATGGATACAATATAGGACAACAGACATTTCATGTTGATCATAAATTAAGTATCATTGATGCATGGAAGGCAGGGCTACCTGAATCGATTGTAAACCATCCTGCTAATTTACAAATCATCGAAGCTAAGAAGAATAGTAGTAAAGGATCTACTAGTATCCTTACTGTCGACGAACTGATAGTTCTAACCCAAGCGTCTAACGAGGGTAATTGATCGGCGCTTTGAGCGTTTGCTAGCCATTTCTTTAAGGCTAGTTTGTGGACCTACTTTGATTTCCACGTCTTTACTGTTCATAGTCTTAACGCATGGCTTGAACACTACCCAATCAGCTTTGAGAAACACGTTGATTGGAATTAATCTATTACTTTCCCACCACCATTGCTCGCCTAGTTCTAGGAACTTGGCCTTCTGTTCTGGCGTCTTTAAGCTACCAAAGTCGTAGATCGTAGTGATCTGCTCGTCTGCGTTTTGGACAATCCCGATATAATCATTCCCGCCGTACACTAGATACGTTATAAAGGGATATTGTTCTAATAGCTGTTGTATTTGTTCCACCGTGTTTCGCTAAATATGTTAAAGATAATCTGAAAATGCAGACTACCAAAATATATTTATATGATAACACGGTGACGGTTCAAATAATGGATCCCACCATCTTCACCACAAGGAACAGACCTGTGTACAGTCGCCCTATTAAAGTCTATCAAGGTATAGACAACCCAATCCAAGTTTTAGTAAAGAACCAGGACCAGAAAGCAGTTAACTTGACTGGCTATGCAGTCCAGGCAGATATACAGGACCCAACTAACCAAGTAACAGTTAACAGTTATGCTGTGACCTTTGCCAATGTGCAGCTAGGTCAGGGCACGTTTACTATTGATAAAGACACAGTTAGCAGCCTGGAGCAACGTTTCTACAAGCTGACCTTTAAAACGATTAAAACAAGCGACAACACTGAGACACCTGCCTATGTAGATGACAATTACGGCGCTCCGTTGGATTTACAAGTGTTACCTGCATATTATTCAATGACAGAGCCTGGCCCAACTGTTGATAATAGTGTAATTGATGGCGGAGATATTTAATGACTATAGCAAATGTAAACGTAAGACAGATCTTACTTAAGAAGGGCAATACAGCCCGAAGCCAAAACTACACTGGTGCAATTGGTGAAATTACCCTAGATACAGATTTAAACAGTATCAGAGTACACAATGGCGTTACGGCAGGCGGCGTTAATATACTTGCGACTCAAGCTCAAATTGACGCTCTAACATCTAGTATTAGTACTATCACTGGGCTAGATGCTAACTTAGTTGCAAACATTAGCTCGTTGCTAGCCAATGCAGCAAGTCAACAGACCACAATCAATTCTTTACTTGCTAACGCAGCAAGCCAACAAACGCAGATTGCTAATATTACTACCGGTACTGCAACCTTTGGAAACTTGTTACCAAGTGCCAACGTAACATACAGTTTAGGTAGCCCAACTCAACAGTGGAAAGACTTGTACGTTAGCAGCAACACTATCTACATTGCTGGTATCCCGTTGCGAGTAGACACCAATGGAAATTTAACCATTAACGGCAACAGCGTTGGTGGTGGAACCGGTAGCAATGACAAACAATTACCATCAGATGCCAATGGCGTATTAACTAACCTTAACGGGGAATTGGCATGGGGCGATCCTAATAGGCTTAGTTACAACGACAATCTGATCTACATGTCAGGGTACGATTCTAATCTTATTTTCCAACGTGGGCAAACACGTTACGGTGAAATTAAAGCAGGTCCGGAATTCTTTGGACTAGAAAATAGCGGCGAAATTACCATTAACACCGGAGCCACATGGTCCTTTGCCCAAGATGGTACATTAACATTCCCGGACAGTCTCACTGTTGCCGACAGCGTGATTAGTCGTCGACTAGAAGAAGTCAACGGCGAAGCAGTGGATGCAGTAGGATCAAAGCTGACATTTACTAACACTGATGTGCAAATGGAAGCATACGCTGACCCAGATGGCCCTAACAACATAGCCCATGCTCGTTTATTTGCTAATGCCTCTTCGGCAATCATGGAAGCATCGGTTGAAGACGTTGCTGGCGTAACTTTTGGACGAATAACAGTAGCAGGTGGCGGCATAGACATGTCACTGAGCGATGGTGTACTCAACAATTCGTGGGACTTTGCTTTAGATGGAACTACATTATTGCCCAATGGTGGTCGAGTAGTTTTTGGTGAACAAAACGGCGATTCGTACATCCAAGCAGGACAAGGCTTCCACATTAGCAGCCGCGAAGGCATTAGCCTTGAAGCAGTGGATGCAACAGATCCAGAGAATCCAGTCACACAAGGATGGTACTTTAGTCCGGATAGCAGAATAACATTCCCCGACGGCACAAAGCAATCTACTGCATACGTTCACCATAACGTGAACTTAGACGGTGGCGGCGCAGGCACAGTATATGAAGTAGAAGTGGCATTCGCAGATGGTGGCTTTGCTAGCATTAGAAGTTTCAGCGAAACATTTGATGGGAACGACAGCAACAATTACATTTTAGATGGCGGTAAAGCATAATGGCAAATAGAATACAACTACGCAGAGACACAGCAGCAAACTGGAACAGTGTTAATCCTATATTAGCAGACGGTGAGCCCGGCCTGGAGTGGGATACAAATCAGATCAAGTACGGCGACGGAATTACCAATTGGACCGGATTAAGCTATGCAGGTGGTGTAGACGAGGATGTTACTTACGGTAATGTGCAAGTTGCCGAGTACCTTGCTCATTTTGATGGGACCATTAGCTTTTCTGCAAGCCCTGCGATTATCAGTGGTGTTGGCATTGTTAGTACCGAAAGCCTAGTCGCATCAACTGCAACACTGACTTCAATTGAAAACACTGTAACACAAGTTGGCACACAGATCACAGGAATCGAAGCATGGGCAGGTGCCGGTGCAGACAACGGTTTTGTGTGGATTGGGTCAACTCCGAACTTTGATTCATTATTTGCTCTTGGATCAAGCATTGTTGGGTGGAGCTTTTACCCTGACGGGCACCCAGAGTCCGCAGTGACAATTACAGAATACAACCCACCACTTGGAGCTCCAGGCTTACGCTTTTCTGGAAGCCCTGGCTCAGCACCTTATGTGGCGCAAAGTCCGGATTATACTCCATCAGTGCAACACGAGCTGACAGTGGAAGTTAATTCCAAGAACTGGGTGTTTAACACTAACGGATCGCTAACATTGCCAGAGACTTCTGCTAACGTAAGCATTGATGCTAGTACCAATATTGTGTCGTTAAACACAAACGACACTATTGCATTCAGTGGGTTCAGCGGCGAAATCCTAGTTAACGATTTGTATGATGGTTACATGTACAAGTACCTAGTGGGTAGCGGAACAGTTTGGTTAATGGGCAGCACAAACACAAACTGGACTCCAGCAAATACGGCACCCAGTAACAGTGTAACAGTGGCTGGCTACACATCAATCGAATTCACTACAGGTGCATACGTATTCACCAATTTGGCAGCAGAACGATCATACAGCTTTTATGCCGTTAAGACCAGAAACGGTGCTTAACAATAAATATAACATAACAAGGATTTAGAAAATGGCTTCAAAAATACAATTTAGACGCGATACCGCTACTAATTGGACTAATACAAACCCAGTGTTAGCGCAGGGCGAACCTGGATTAGAAACTGATACCGGTAAAGTCAAGTACGGCAACGGATCGGACAGCTGGACCAGCTTATCATACAGCAGCTTGTCGATTGGCGACAATGGGCAAGTTATTATTGGTAACGGCGCCGGTGCCGATGGTACAGGACAAAATGCAATCGCAATCGGTACAGATGCTGGTGTAAACCAACAATTCGTGGCTATTGCTATCGGACATGCTGCGGGCAGCAACAACCAAGGCGGTCAAGCTATTGCTGTTGGGCGTAGTGCAGGTAACAACAACCAAGGTTGGAACGCGATCGCTATTGGTCGTTATTCAGGTAACCAAGATCAGCAAGACGAAACAATCGCAATCGGTCGTTACGCTGGTAGAACAAACCAACGCTATCACAGCATTGCCATTGGCGCACAAGCTGGCGAATCCGACCAGTATTGGGATGCTATTGCCATTGGTCGCAGTGCAGGTAACAACGGACAAGATCACCAAACTATTGCTATCGGTCAACGTGCCGGCCAAGACTACCAAGCGAGTCAAGCTATTGCCATTGGTGCATACGCTGGCAATGACACGCAAGGTCAAAACTCTATTGCTATTGGCGCATACGCAGGACAGAACAGCCAAGACAATAACAGTATTGTGATTAACGCAACTGGTAACTCATTAGACAGCGACGACATTGGTACGTTTGTAGTTAAACCAGTTCGCAGTACGCACGATATGACCGGTTTTACTCCGTTAGGTTACAATGCAGATACTGGCGAAATTGCTGCTAGTGGTCAAGGTACTATTTTAGCAACTAACACATCTACTGGTGGCGAAGGTAACGTATATGGTCGAGCAACAGCAATTAGCTGGAACCCAACTAACGATGCTAACTTAACTCCTGGCTCATATGATTTTACACTGGGCGTAAATGGCGGGCTAAGTCTTCATGCAGAAGTTGCAGAGGGCGGCGATATTGCTCTTACTATTGTTAACGGCGGATCTGGCCACACAGTTACTAACACCGCAGTAATCAATGGCACCGCAATCGGCGGCGCTACCCCAGCAGATGACGTAACAGTCACAATCGAAGCTGTAACTGATATTACAGATTTCGCAGCATTGGATTTAACCAAATCTATTAACAAGTTGAACGAAGGATTCTACAGTTTAGCAGATGGATCAGAAGGTCAAATCATGTACTTGGTTCCTCGCAGTGGCATTAACAATGCAGGTAACGTACAAGTGATAGTAGCAAATGCTCGCAACAGCAGCGGTAACGGTACAAACTGGTTACTATTTCCATTGGCACAAAACAACAGCAGTATCTGTACACTAATCTTCACTGATGGTGCATGGGAACAAACCGGCGGATTCTGGGATTAAAGGATAAACAAAATGGCACAATACAACATCACAGCAACATCTGCTAAAAAAGAAATGACAGTTAGTAACACTGACTCTAAATTCGCAAGCCCGGCAGAATTTGAAACACAAGAGCTTGCACAAGCTCAAGCAGACAAATACGCAAACCATCTAAACCATGATGACCACGAAGGTGCATGGGATTGGGAAGGTCAAGCCTCTGAGGCTTAACTACCAAATAATTTGAGTTTGCCTTGCATATAGTATAAAATACTATATGATTAAAGTTTTTGACTCAGCAATCGACGATACGACAGCCATTGAATTATGGAACAAGTATCGTCGATTTCGTTTTAGCTACTATTGGGCAGGTAATGTTAAGTCTTCATTGAACCACTGGCATCATGGCATCGCAGATGGTGGACTTAATGGGGTAGATGATGTTTCGCATAAGTTTTATAATAAGCCGGGATATGAATTAGAGTCCCGTGTATGGGATGTTATTAAGAGTGACATCATTACAGAGCCTTGCAAGCTACTCCGTTGCTATGTAAACGCATACACTTTTGGCACAGAAGGCGCAATGCACACTGACAGCAATAGGGAAGGTGAATACACAGTCATGCTCTATCTCAATCGAGAATGGCAAATGAACTGGGCTGGCGAAACTGTTATACTTGACGCAGAAGGTAAAGATATCCAGCAGTCTGTGATACCGAGATTTAGGCGCATTGTGAAATTCCCGTGCAATCAATTACATGCAGCCAGACCTGTTAGCAAGACTTGCAATGAGCTTAGGGAAGTGTTAGTATATAAGATACGTTTAGATTCTGCACCAGATATCATCGAAGAAAAATACACAGCCTTGCTTAATCAAATTGGCGCAGATAAAACACAGCACTCTAAAGGCACGCTAAAAAGCCATTTAATGGGCACGTATCAAATACTGCAAAACAAAAAGCAAAACATTGATGTATGCCTAGCAGGACTGTTCCACAGTGTATATGGCACCAGTATCTTTACATACTCAAGTACGTCTGATAGAGATGCAGTAAGAGCAGTGATTGGGGAAACTGCTGAACGCCTTGTGTGGCTGTTTTGTAACCTAGATCGACCCGCCTGCTGGTCAGTGCAAGGCAATGTCTTGCCCACAAAAGATGGCAGCACTATTACTGTTACTGATCTAGAACGAGAACAGTTGGCGCAAATAGAAGCAGCTAACTTAGAAGATCAACGATAATGCTTAACACTATTCAAGACGCAGTGCGTCAAATACTCCCGGCTAAAAAGAAAACCAGCTCCAACGGCTGGATCAGTTTCAACGGCGTGTGCTGCACCCACAATGGCGAAAGCGCAGACACACGCGGCAGAGGCGGGCTTGTAATGAACGCAGATGGTGGTACCAGCTATCACTGTTTTAACTGCGGGTTCAAAGCCAATTACACACCGGGTCGTCACTTAAACTATAAATTCCGTAAGTTACTAAGCTGGCTCGGTGCTAGCGACAACGAAGTAAAGCGGTTGGTCATTGATGCGCTCCGTGTCAAAGAGTTAGTGGCACCTGAAACTATTAAGGAAGAGCGAGAAGAAGTAACATTTAAGGCAAGACCCTTGCCCGAAGATGCAGTCAGCTTCAGTCAGTGGAAAACGTTCCTGACGTTACAAGATGAAGACGAACCAGTTCATCCACAGTTTGTTGCGGCATTTAATTACATCTACGAACGCAAGATTGATTGGGAACGGTATGAGTTCTACACTACAGAAAACGAAGCATACAATTTGCACAAGCGTGTGATTGTACCCTTCAAATGGAAAGGCGAAACAATTGGATACACCGCAAGAACATGGGACGACACAGTTAAGCCCAAATACCACAACCACCATGAGCCTAATTTTGTCTTTAATATGGATGAGCAGTTGGCTACTAGCAAGTTTGTTCTTGTCATGGAGGGTCCGTTTGATGCGATGGCTGTTGACGGTGTTGCTATACTGGGCTCCGAATGTAATGAGACTCAAGCAGACATTATCGAATCTCTTGGACGTGAAGTTATCGTAGTCCCGGACTTTGACATTAAGGAAGTTAACGGCAAGCGAGTATGGGCAGGAGAAAAGTTGATCGACCAGGCTATTGAATACGGGTGGAGTGTGAGCTTTCCTGTTTGGCAAGAACTGATCAAAGACACAGCCAAGGCCGTTGAAACTTACGGCAAGCTGTTTACTATGAAGAGCATTTTACAAGGCAAGCAAACGAGCAGATTAAAGATTGAGCTTATGAAGCGCCGCATATATAATAGCTAACAGGAAAATTACATGGCAACAAAAGAATACAGTACCGACTTACAAAAGCTATTTTTAGAAATGATGTTACAAGACGCACAAAGTTACGTGCGTGTGGCTAACATTTATAATCCCGAAAACTTCGATCGCAGCATTAGAGCAGCAGCAGAATTTATCAAATCACACAGCAATGACTTTAAAACATTGCCGGGCTATGACCAAATCAAAGCAGTTACGGGCGTAGAACTCAAAGCCATCCCTGACGTGGGAGAAGGACATACTGAGTGGTTCCTCAATGAGTTTGAAAACTTTACCAAGCGACAAGAATTGGAACGTGCTATTCTTAAAGCAGCAGACATGCTGGAAGCAGGAGACTTTGATCCAGTAGAGAAACTGATCAAGGATGCAGTGCAGATCAGTTTGCAGAAAGACATGGGCACAGATTACTTTGCCGACCCAGCAGGACGTATTAACAAATATTATAACAGCGGTGGACAAGTAAGCACAGGATGGCCACAACTTGATAGATTGCTATACGGCGGATTCTCGCGTGGTGAATTGAATATCTTTGCAGGCGGATCTGGTTCAGGTAAGTCGTTGGTTATGATGAACATTGCACTCAGCTGGTTGCAAGCAGGCCTAAGTGGCGTGTATGTTACACTAGAATTGAGCGAAGAACTTACATCATTGCGTACTGATGCCATGTTGACGGGCATGGGCACTAAGGATATTCGCAAGGACATTGACACTACTACGCTTAAAGTCAAGTTAGTTAGCAAGAAGTCTGGTCAGTATCGTATTAAGGCATTGCCTGCACAGAGCAACGTTAACGACATTCGCGCTTACCTAAAGGAAGTGCAGCTACAAACTGGTATCAAAGTTGACTTTGTGATGGTTGACTATTTGGACTTGGTTATGCCCGTGTCAGTTAAAGTTAACCCTAACGACCAGTTTATCAAGGACAAGTATGTAGCTGAGGAGTTACGTAACTTGGCAAAGGAACTGGGTATCTTGCTAGTTACCGCATCGCAGTTGAACCGTAGTGCTGTTGAAGAAGTTGAGTTTGACCATAGTCACATTGCTGGTGGTATCTCTAAGATTAACACAGCCGATAACGTGTTTGGTATCTTTACTTCACGTGCTATGAAAGAACGTGGCAAGTATCAAATCCAGTGTATGAAATCGCGTAGTAGTACAGGTGTTGGACAGAAGATTGATCTCGAGTACAACATTGAAACCATGCGTATCACGGATCCCGGCATTGATGAAAGCAGTGGCAATGGTGGTCCACCTAGACTTGCTGGCATTATGAATCAGATCAAGAACAAGCCCGCAGCATCTGAGGATGACGAAGGCCCTAGTACATTCCAACGTGCAACAGGAACTCCAGCTTGGGAACAAGGTCCCAAAGTAACCGGCGAAGTGCAAAGCAACAAGCTAAAGCAGATGTTAGCTGGGCTTAAAAGCAACAAAGAATAATCAACTTCGTTAGTTGGCTATCCGCCAACTAAATATACTAAATTGGAGCAAATCTTGCAAAAACGTACTCGTAGTATCCTAGACGAACTTGCTAGCATCGGCGCACAAAAGGACAAAGAAAGTCTTATTGAAAGCCGTGCTAACAATGTGATCGCTAGTGCTATCAATTTAGTAAACTATATCAAGGAAAATTATGATGCTGAAACATCAGCAGAACTTGAGCGTAGACTTCTAAACAGTATCCGTTCGCAGGATCCACAGAAATTCACACGTGGTGTACGGAGACTAAGAAACAATGAGAATTAACAGCATCCTATCGGAAAATGTACGAGCAAAGCAAAGATTAATCGAAGATCCAAATTACAAGAAATTGTATAATCTTGGTCGTTTGCTTAAAGAAGCAGACCTAACACAAGATCAAGTCAAACAAGCATTTCAGCGTGTAGCCGATGGCGCAGCAGCAGGCGCAAACACAGAGTTCTCTACAGACGACCAAGCAAGCAACCGTACCCTATTAGGTAAAGGCGTTGACGTTGCTGGTAAAGTATCTTCTGCATTTAAAGACGTTGGTAACTGGATTGGTAATTCCGGACCAGTTGCTGGCTTAGATGCAATGATCGACCAAGCGCAAAAAGAAATTATGTCAGCGGCCGGCGGCGACGCAGGCAAAGTGCAGCAGGCGCTTGATTGGTACCGTGAATTAAGTAAAGTACCGGGTATGGCTCTTGCCATTAAAGCAATCGTAGTCGGTCTTGCAGGTTTAGCAGGTTCGGGCCTTGGTCCGGTCGGTATTGCAGCAGGATTGACATTTGCTAACAAAATGTTGCAAGGTAACAAATTCTCTAGCGCAGTCGGTAGCGCATTAGCAACAGGCGGAACTGTAGCAGCTATGCACGTGGCAAAAGACTTATTAGCCGATGCACCGGATGCAGCAACCACAGAGCCAGAAGCAGGCCAAGATTTACAATTACCTGACGCTGATGCAGCAATGAACGCACAAGCAGACGTAGATGCAGCACAGCAATGGCTTGATGCTGATGAAGCAGGTAAAACCGCAATCGAGCAATCTACCGGAATGCCAGCAGCGCAGCTACAAGATATTGCAGTTGGTAATAACTTACAGCCAACTGGCGCTGGCAGTGTAGACATGGGCGCCACTGATGCAGGCGAAGTGATTCAACACACTGTGACTCAAGGAGAGACACTAAGCCAAATTGCTAAAGCCAACGGCGTGTCAGTAGAAGAATTACAAGCTGCTAACCCAGAGATCACCGATGTACACAAGATTGCAGTGGGACAAAACATCAATATCCCGGCAGAGACTGGTAGTAATGTTTATGCCAATGGCGTTGGCGCAGGCGGCCCAACTGCATCTAGCACAATGCCGCAGGCACAAGCAGACGAACTAAGTGGTCGCGCATCTAACATAAGCGCAGCACAGCAAGCCGCAGCACCAGTTGCAGAGCCGGCAGCCGCGCCAGTTGCAGAACCGTCTACAGATTTTGCACAGCAAGCTCGCAACCAAGTTGACTTAAACAAGATGGTGCAGGACAAGGTAGACGCAGATTACGCAAATCAACAAGGTGCCCAAGGAAACTATGTACCAACCGGTAACGCCTACGTTGATCGTTTAAACAAAGCCGCAGCAAACGGTATCCGCTTGCGTGAAAGCTATATCGATCGTGATATGACTATCCGTATGTGGGTCTTGCGCGAAGGTATGGGCAAACCACGTGGTGGCGTACAGATTACAGAATCTGGACGTAAAGCTATTTTCCGTGCAATCGCTAAAGCAAGTTTAAACGAAGGTGCATTGGATAAGCTAAAGTCGTTTAACCAACAAGCTGGCGCAGCAATCGGTAAAGCAACAGCACCACTAAAACGTATTGCCGCAGCAGGTGCAGACGCAGCAACTAATAATATCACTTACGATAAGCTAGACATGAACTGGCGCCGTGGTGCAAAGTTATCGGGTGCTCCAACCGTAAACAGCGAAGACCTAGTTAAGTTCCTAAAAGACCAAGGTGTCAAAGATAATTTAATTAACAGTGTATTTGCTGACATGAATATCCCGCTTGACAAATCTTCACAAGCTGCAAACGCCACAAAGGGCGGATTCTTATCTAGTCTTCTAAAAGGTGCAGGCGCACAGCAAGCAGGTCAAGCAGTTGACTCTTACAGTGCAGCAAGTACCGGCGGAGCAAAGGCACCACCTGCAGACGCATCCAAGACCGCAGGGGCAGCGATGAACAACTTACGTTCGCAATATGCCGCAGCACAACAGCCAGCAGCTACCCCTGCTCCAGCAGCAACAGCGCAAGCTACACCCGCTCCTACTGCTACAGCAGCAAAGCCAACTCCAGTTACTGGATCAACTGGTTTTGATTATGCAGCAGCAGCTAAGATGGCCGGAATCAAGCCAGCTGCTCCTAAAGCAGCACCAAACTTTGGTCAGCAAATGGGCGGATATGGCAAAACTACAACTACCGTAAACACAACTCCTACAGTAGCGAAGCCAGCAGCACCAGCACAGCCAAAGCAACCTAAGGTTGTATCAGGAGGTGCTACTCCAGCTGAAGTGGACGCTTACAACAAGAAAGTGCAAGCCGCAGCAGCAGCACAACCAGCAATGGCTGAAAGCAAAATTGACATCGCCGAAACACTATGGCGCAAAATGAAGAGAATCAAATGATGTATTTGTACGAAGGTGGCAACATTTTTGGGGATGGCGACATTCCTAAAGAAGCAGTACAGGGCATCATTGCCCACGTACAAGCAGACTTACCAACTGGACTAAAAGCCATTGCTGACATTGGATCAGCAGGCTTTAAAGTATCAGCAGGTGACATGGACTTGTTTTTAGATGCAGAGACTGTAATGAAGAAGTTCGGTGCAGCTGATGAGAAGGCAGCTAAAGTAGCTCTAGCAGAGTTTATGATGGCCAAAGGTTACAAGGCCAAAATCTCAGGTCGCAACGTGCATATTGAAGTGCCTTACAAAACTGAAGCAGGCAATCGCGCAGCGCAAGTTGATTTAATGGTCATACCAGATGCTACCCGTGTAGCAGATTGGCACCAGCATGGCCCACGTGGCAGTTACGAAGATCCCAAGTTTAAAGCGGCACAAATCTTTATTTTGTTGAACAGTATCGGCAAGCACTTGGGTCTCAAAGTAGATGCGTTTGCAGGCAATGTATTACGTAGAGACAACAACGAAGTGGTAGCAAACAATAGAGATGCAGCCGCAAAAGTCTTGCTTAATCCTAAAGCAAAAGCAGCAGATTTAAACAGTGTGGGCACTATCATGGCTGCACTAAAGAACGACCCGGACCGCGAAGGCAAACTAGCACAAGCTAGACAGGACCAAGCCAAGGGATTACTAACGTTACCCGAAGACGTTGCTCCTGGTACAGCAACGTGGTTTAGAAACATATCAAGCCAATTATGAAAATTTTTGAAATTCTAAGAGAAGGTGGGTGGGACACTACCTTAACACAAAACACAGTTCTACATCCTAGAATTGTCGCTCCTGCATTAGCAGTGGTTGACAAGTTTGTTATGGACTTTAACCGCTGGTTAGAGCCCAAGGGATTGGGCCCTGTACGCAGAGGTCGTCCCACAGGTAGTAGCGCACATCACGAAGCAGACACAGCGGAACAACCAGACAAAGTCTACGGAGACATTGACTTACAAATGATTGGTCCTGAGTTTGAAGGTGCAACATTTGCACAGTTTACAGGTAACTGGAACAAGCTAGCAGATCAGTTTGTTAAAGAAGGTCATGCTCCTTATGTGGACACAAGCGAAAGCAAGCCTGGCCACCCTATTTTCCAAATTGGCGCAAACGATTACGTACAGATTGACTTCATGTGGCATCCTGAACGTTTAGAACAATGGGGTGCAGCCCGTGTTACACCCGAGCGCGGAGTTAAAGGTCTGCTAACTGGCAACATGTTTAGCGTACTAGGCGAGCTGTTGGATATCAGTATTCAACATGCAGGCGTGCAGTTAAAGGTTATTGACAATCAGCACGTTCCGTTTAGCAAGCAAAAAGGCACACAAGTTGTTACTATCACAACTAATCCTAGTACCTACATCTTAGACCTGTTTAACTACGAAGCCAAGCAACAAGGCGTACAACCACGCATTGATCCTTTGCTAAAACAGTTTCCGGGCAATGACTTAAACGATGTTAAGATTGCTAAACTAGTTAACGGTGTTAAGGGTTTTGCACGTAGCGCAGAAGCCAGTGGCATGATGGGCAAAGGCGACTTTGCTAACTTTACCAGCGCACAGGATTTTATACAACAGTTCTGGCAACGTTACGAAGAAAAAGCCATGATTGACATTGCTGGCAAGAAGCGTGACAAGGCACAAACACCTGATGCTATTGCTAGAGCAGAACAAGACAGACAAAAGATCCAACAGGGTCTTGACATGGTTAGAGGACTATTCGCATAATGAAATTCAGCTTTATTAACATGCTGACTGAAGCAGCAGATCCACGTATTCCCCATCCAGAGGATGCTATCTTTGGACCCAATGGTAGTGCAGATGCTGCACAAGCTCTTGCGGGACTTAGAGGTGCTATTGCCCAAGCTGGTAATATGAGTATTAAATGGGACGGCGGCATCGCATTGTGGTTCGGTCGTAATGAACAAGGACAGTTGGTAGTAACTGACAAGTACATGCCAGACAAAGGTGTGCTAGCAACCAGTCCAGAACAATGGCGTGAATACGATTTACAAAAGAAGTCAGGAACAACTCGTGACGACTTGTATGCAAAGCTAGCGCAAATGTGGCCTGCATTGGATAAAGCAGTAGTTGGTCCGGGATGGTTCTTTGGCGACCTAATGTACAGCGAGCCATTGACTCCTATCCATGGACGCTTTGTGTTTAAAGGCCCAACAGTTGAGTACCGCGTTCCCATTGAAAGTGAACTAGGGCATTTAATTAACAGATCTATTGCAGGTATTGTTGTACACGTACAGTCAGATTCTCCCGGTGGTACAAAAACGCCTTGGAACGGCAACGGTTTGCGTAATATTCCAGGCGGTGTGGCTATTATTAACCCCACTTTAGGCATTAAATTTAGCCTTAAAGAACCTGTACAGCTTTCCAAAGCAGCAGATGCAGCAATTAAAAAGTGGGGCCCAACTGTAGACCAATTCCTTGCTACACAGTCCGGAACAGCAAAAGCACTGCTACAGCAATTCTTTAACAAGCGTATTACTAACCAGCCCGAAGGCAGGGATCTTGTTGAGTTCTTGAAAGCAAAAGCTAGCGGAAAGCAGTTTCAAATCCTAGTGGGCGATCAGGAAACTCCTGGAGCATTGTATGCACAAAATGCAGAAGGCGGCCTAGACGAAAGTCCGGGATACACAGGGCTTAAAGCAATATGGAACGCAATCTATGCGTTTAAAGTTAACCTAAGTCAACAGCTTGAAGCTCAAGTTAAGGGACTAGAACAGTTTAGCGGTGGCCAACCCGGTGGCGAAGGATTTGTATTTCCAAGCCCAAATGGCCTGGTTAAAATTGTAAATCGTGGGCAGTTCGGCGCAGCGCATTTTAACAAGTAAATAGCCAGTCTTTTTCTCAAAGAGATAAATATTTACATGAGGCGTATAGCCCATTCATTA